GTTTTATAGGCTAAAATAACTAACAAAGATAGGATTCGTCTGAATACTAAAGGTGGTTTAGCTGAAAATTTTGCTTCATAATAAGCATACACTAACTGAACTAGTAAAGGTCCACAAGTCGCTGGATTATTCATATCCATTGCAGATACATCTGGTGCCATAATAAAATATGAACCATCTGGGAATGCAAAAATCCAATAATTATCGTCTCCGTACCCAACAGGCTTAAAGACAAATCTATTATCCATTTTTGCTTCCTTAATAGCTGCATAAATTACTTTTTCAACAAACTCAGTTGTACCTCCATAAAAATATGACATTTTATACGCCGAAGCTGATCCAGGATCATCATAAAACGGAACTAACGCTTCTTGTACAAAATAACCAGCCCACATAAACAATAATTTCAAAGCTAAAGGAGGAACATAATATGGTCTAATCTTAGTTAAAAATTTTTCCCTATCAATTCGCTCTAATTTTCTCTTTAACATGAAAGTAATTTCATCTGGGTGTTCTTTAAAATATAATTTAGTATTTTCTAATTCATCAGTGTCGTTACACAACATTGTTATATAACGTTTAGCCATAGATACGGCTTGTGTGACATTATTTGCATCGCACTTTGCATTTGGATCTTTTATAGCAAAAGGAAACCCTGCATCAGCCTTTTCCACAATATTAAAAACAGTCTCGTCCTCAAAATCCACTTTTTCAGGAATCTTTTGAAATTCAAAAATTAGTGAACTTGTCATATGATCAAGAACTACTTGTTTGGGTTTATATTGTGGTTCGACTTTAGGTATACTGGCTAACATTCTTGTAACTACACCAGTTAAACCACCATTAGTGCATATTACCTGTTTCGTACGTAATAATGCACTACGAATTGTTTCCACTGCTTTACCATCATGGGCTTTCTCAGCAGCATCCAAAAATTTAAACATATGGGCTATACACTGTTTTTCAGGTAGTATAAGAGCCATAGCTTGATTACGTTTGTATGCTGTAGGTGCTTTCTGACCAGGCACTAACAGGGAAGGAATGGTTGCAAATGCGGGATGGGATTCTAATGCTATATTAGCATCCTTAACTGTCATATCTTTAACGATCTCGAATACTTCAGGCTTTAGATCAGCATGTAAATTAATGGTTTGTTTAACCTCTTCTTTGGGCCCTGGAGAATTTTTAGATTCTTCCATGAGAGCTTTAAGTGACTTACGATTAACTTTTGA